GAATGATTTATTTTAGATAATCCTACTCCTAAAGCATTAGGAACTACCTTTTTCGCAGCAACTATAAGTTGCCCACCGTATGTGAATATTTCGTCGAATGAAAATGCCATATTAGATACTCCTTGTGTCTGTTTCTCCTGGTTCTGGTAATTTATCTTTCGTTAATGCACGAGAGACTCCCTCTAAAAGAGGTGTTAATAACTGAGTTCCAAGACCACCTCTGATGGTCATCAAACCCGATGTCATAAGTTTAAGCGATTGCTTACCATCTATTGTAACATTTTTTGAGTCAAGTTTCAAGGTCTCATTTGCGTTCGCCCAAATAACTCCTTGAGGAGCATTACCATTAGCAATAAGTTCAATGTCAAGTGCCTCTAATTTTATCTTTCCATTAGTTGCTTTAAGGTGTATGTCACCATTTTTAGCAAGAATCATTATTGCCTCTTGCTCTTTCTTTAAATCCTCACCGCTATGAATAAAAGTCGAACCAGGTGCATTCATTAATGTGTAACCAGTTCTTGGCCCATCCTCATCGAATGACATGAAATGTCTACCATCTAGTGCTTGAACATGAACACTTGAAGTGACATCACCCTTAGGGCTTAATTTACCAAAAGTAATCGCACCATTCATGGCACTTATTACTTGATTCCAAAAATTCTTTTTCTTACCTGATGACATTAGTATCCTCCTCCGTAGCCGCCACCACCGCCACCACCGCTAGGTGTGCTTGGTGTTGATGGTGCTGGTGTTGATGGGGTTGATGGGGTTGATGGGGTTGTGTAACCACCTCCACTTGCAGGTGTTGTGCTTGGTGTGCTGGTTGCTGGTGTTGTTGATGGTGCACTGATTGGTGTGGTGGAATAACTTCCTCTAGTTGGAGAACTTATAGCTTCTATAGTATCCTCCTGAGTTTCAGTCTCCTCCCTCTGACTTGCAGTAATCTCTCCTTCAATCTGTCTCTTCTGAACACTCGCAATCTGTGTATCATAAACTACAATGTCAGTTCCAGATGTTTGTGCAGATGTTCCTGCATATCTAATACCATTTACATAATATACATTTCCATAATAAGGTTTACCGTCAACGTAACCATTTATATTTAACCCAACAAGATCAAAGACTTGAACCACATCAGTAAGAACTGGTTCAATTGGTTGTGGGTCACGAATAATATCAAAATTAGGAACAAAAGTTGCATTAAATCCAGTCACTGTATTCATTCTGATTTGTGGTAGTTCCGTAAATCTACCACCTTTATCAACAGATACTGATCTTATCTTCCCGAAAGGGTCACAATTATATGAGAGAACACTACCATTACTTGGTATTATTTCTATCGTATCCACTCCACAATTATGATTGAATCCTGGATTTGTAACAGTCACACCTGTAAGTTCTATGATAGCAGGATATTGAGGAACTGTCTGTGGTGGTGGCAAATAACCTTGACCACTATCTCTCACGATTACTTGAACAACAACTCCATTTTCAATAATTGTTTCCAAAACAGCACCACTACCATTATTACATGGATCAATCACTTGAACTTGAGGAGGTGAAATATATCCAAAACCACCACTCACAAGATCAACCGCAATTAAATTACCATTAACATCTACAACTGGATTCGCAATTGCTCCAACACCACGACCACCAAAAAATTTAAGTTTGGGTGGGCCACAAGGTTGATCGCCAATTAAACAAGGATCAGATCTTAGTAAATTTTTGGGAGTTAGTGCATTGACTTCACTAATTGTCAAAAATCTAACCTTCTCATCTCCATCAATAAAAATAAATTCTGTTTCTGGATTTAGTGTTGCATATGCATTTGCATCAGCGAGTGATACATTTTGAACATATCCATCAGTCTCGCTAATGTATCCTACTGTTATATTATCGAATGAGGTTTGTGATATTGGCATTATTGTAAACTCTCTTGAACTGTGTCATATATGACACTATGAGGTGTAGTTGTATGTGCGATACCAACCATTTTAACTATTGTTCCATCTTCTCTCTTATGAATATGGAAATTACCATAGTAAGGTTTACCATTTACATATCCAACTAAGTTAGTTAGGTCAGTTGTTCTTGTTTGTGGTTTAGCAAATATTTTCTTAATTGTAACACCTTGTTTACTAGAACTCAACTTTTCTATACCTGTTCCATAAGACTTTCTCTCCTTAGTTGAAAGAGAAGTATTTTTAGCAGACTCTGCGACATTTGATGTGCTAGGTTTCTCAGAAGATCCACCACCACTTTGCATTGTATGAGTATCATTAGGTGAACACTCTGGATCAGGATCACAATTAAATATTTTAGTTATTGAATTAACAAATCCTAGTGCAGACGCAATATCAAAATTCATACCACCCAATGCACTCAAACCCAATCCACCTGATAATGGGCCCGCAAGTGCAGCACCTTTACCAGCAATAGCACTTAAAATTCTTGGATTAATTGATGCAAGACCACCAGCAGAAGAAATTAAACTAGGTATATCACCAACTCTAATTGCTTGAAAGGCATTTCCTATTCCTATTAATGTGTTTTCACTAACTCCTAGTAGGTTTGATGCTAAAACTAATCCTGCTGCTATGCCAGATGGATTTGCTCTATCATTTATTAAATTTAATGCCTCTGCGATTAATGATTGATTGTCAGGAGTATTCTGTTCTGCAGCATCAAGTAAACTGAGTAATCCACTACCATAGTTTCCATCTGCCCAAAAACGATTTGCACCTCCAACACTATTAGGATCGATTCCAGCTTGATCTGCTACAGTTTGAGTCATACTCAAAACTAAATCACCAGAAGATAAGGAAGAAAGAACATTATTTTCACTTAGAGAATTATCAATTGTTCCTTTACTTTCATCACCAGTCTCTGTTGATGATCCACCAAGTGAATTTTTAATCTCATCAACCACAGGGCCAATCGCACTATCAAATCCTGATAGAATTGTATTGATTGTTCCTCCCAACACCTCTCCAATAATCTCCTCTGTTTCACAAAGTGGTGTGGGTCTATAAAATCCATCATTAGATGGTTGTGGAACTTGATTAGAACCAGGTGTATCTAACAAAGGAACACTGGGTATTACTGACGATGTACTAACACCAACAACTCCTGCCTCTGAAGTGGCACTGTTTGCTGCTGATTGCTCTGATAACTTCTTCTTTCTATTAAATGCTTTCTTTAGTGCTGCAGCAATCAATCCTGCAAGTGCTAAACCTGCCATACCATTAAACATACAAGCAATTTTTTCCAATCCCTCTACTTTTTTATTCAACAATTCTAATGAATGAGATGGTGGAGCAAGGTTTTCTAACGGTGCAAGTTTTTCATTAAACTCCTTAGTCGTAAACTGTTGCACTTTATTCATTGTGCCCTTCATAAATTTTGACATCTCTTCAGATGCAGATTCAATCGCTGCGTCTATATTTTTATTACTTTCTAGTACAGGTAAACCGCCAGCCTTGTTAGCATCTAAAAGAGATTGTTGAAATCTTTCTATTTTTTCAGTCAATGTTCCTATCACAGTCTGTATATTTTTCACATCAGACTGAGTATCTGGGTTAGGGCATGCTAATGTATGTTTCTCATCTAACACATATGATGTTCTTTCATCAGAAATTTTATATAAATTATTTGCATCAGATGATTCTGAAGAAACATTAGAATCTGAAGGTGAGTTATATGCCTCATTTCCTGCTTGCTTGGGTGCAAAATCAGCGTCTTTAAGTTTCTTTTGTTCAATGGGTTCTTGCTCTATGTTTTTAGAATAAAAACTTTGTGGAGTAAAGTTTTTTCCACCACTACCCTCGGTTCCCATTTCTCTCTCAAGTTTTGTCTTAGCATTGTTACCAAGACAACCCATGATTATCGGGGTTTGTTGATCTTTTCCATCAAGAAAGAATCCAAAGACAAAACTCCCTTGTCTTATCGCAGGTGTTTGATATGATCCACCATGACCAGTTCCAGCAGTCACAGGATACATGACTTGAGCCCAAGGAAGTTGCTCTGCAGTTACACTAGATTCCTCTTGATCATGATGACCAATGATTCTAACTTTGTATCGATATCCCCATGCTGGCATCTCCTCAACCTTTTCAAACTTTTCAGGGTTTTGATTTTTTCTCCACGTTGAATCGTCAGCAACTTGGCCTATAAACCAATAGAAACTGCCTCCTAAGAAACCAGGATTAAATAATGATGACGATTCCATATGTTAGTCGTCGTATACTCTACACTCGAACGCATCAGGATGATTGTCGCAATAGATTTCTAAGTGCTTATCTTCATGTCTTGTATGCCAATCATTTATTTTACCCTCATTCGGATCAACGACATCATCTTTGTGCGAATCCTCATAATTAGCATGAACTTCTTCAAGTTCAGATTTTTTATACTCTAACATACCGTGATTAGTATGTTCTTTACCATCTTTAGGATCAAGATAAACTTCGTGATCTAAATCGTGTTTAATTTCTGACATAA